GCTGTCATGACCATGGTCCATGACGATTTGTCGATTAACTCTAAATCCTGCGAGCTCAAGGTGCCCCATCGCACACTTGCAAGTTGTCTTTTCAATAAGTTGGTAAGTTTCTTTCTCATTTTCTTGATTAATCCAGGGAATGAATAGTACATCTAAACCACCAACTGTTACCTCAGTAGGTTTTGAATATACAGTGACATTATCATACTCACGAAGTAACAAGTCTACAGCATTAACTTCGTTTGTATTTTTATAATATGCTGTATGATTACCAACAATAGTATGGACTTTAACTCCCATTTGTTGGAGACGATCATAGTAATGATCTTTTGCCCAAGCCAATGCAGAGAAATCAATTCCTTTACGACTATCAAAGGTATCACCCATATCAATAACCGTTGTGATACCTTCTGCCTCTAGAGAAGGAAAAAAGACATCATTGTAAAACTTTAGAAAATAATCATGAAAAAGTTTTGAGTTTTTACGAGCACCAAAATGTTGGTCTGTAATGATAGCGACTTTCATTCAATAACGGAGTTTACTATGGACCGCATCTTTGATGCTATTATAGTCCGAATAGTTGTTGCCGTCAATGGTATTATTATCGTCAAACACCTGGTCAAAGCCAGTCTTTTCAAGAATTTTGTTTTTAATCTCTAGTTGCTTCTTCTCTTTCTGAATTCGACGTAGAAAGGCATAGTGGATAATTTGCGTGAAATAAGCAAATGGATTCTGAGACTTTTCTGGGTCAAAGTTATGAATATATTGTACGCAGTTTTCAATACCATCACAGATCATATCATCCTTGAACATATAGTTCACGAAGTTAGGTTTGAATGATAAGTGAGTAGCAATCTTAAGAAAACATTCTCCAAGATAATTGGTAATCTGTGGTTTACCTTCCCAACGCTTTGCTCTTTCTGATTTGTCTTGTTCTGTTAGGTCTTTTCCAAAAGTCTCTAAGTAAGATCTTTCCACTCTAGATCTATAATTAATAAGTGCTTCTAAAAGTTCTTTATTATTGACATAGTGTTCTGACCTTTTTCTTTTGGCCATAGGTGCTTTAATCATAAGTTTATATGTTCTACTATGTAGACATTATATCACTTTTTAATATACTTGACAAGTTCTCTATATCTGTGTAGACTGGGCTTGTCCCGGTTAGAAGGGAAACTTAGCTACTATTGAGTATCTTTAACTTCTTTGTTATAAATCTTCTCTAGTACTTCTTTAGCATCAGCAACGGATGAGATATAACCCATTTCTCTTTGACTGAGTTTATATCTATTGGATTCATCATCCATATTATCTGCTTGTCTAACATAATTTTGATACATCAAAATCATTTCAATATCGGATGATTCGGAGAGTGTTAGTACATCATCCATATTAATAATGAACATATCATCAGTTGTAGTCTTTAACCAAGGCTCAATCTTATATCCTAATGGGTCTCCCTTTCTACCCTTTACTTCAATAACATTGATAGGATGAGAAAGAATGAGCATTGTTCTATCTTCCTCTTCTGATGCAGCTACTTTAGAGAAGATTTCTTCTCCAGATTTAAATTTAATTGTTGCATAAAAATCATCTTCTATTCCCATATTTACTTACCTTTAAGTTGAATGGTGATTATGTCATAATTAAAATTCTCTTCATTATAAATTTTAATTCTCTCTATGAAGTGGTTCAGAGTATAGTTTCGCCTTGATTTAGTTGAACAATCATCAGCGATGTCATAGAGCATTGCTTTAGTTTTATCTTTTCCTTTTCTAAGTACCCTTCCAATTGATTGTAGATTTCTAACTCTCGATTTACTGGGTGATGCAAAGATAACATTATGGAGTTTTTTAATATTAATACCTGTAGAAAAAGTTCCATAAGAGGCAACAATGATTGCGTTGTTTTCTCGCTCTGTAATTTCTCTTACTTGTTCTCTTTCTTCAGTATCAACTCCACCATGGACAAAAAATACTTTTCGGTTATCTTCTTTGCTAGTATTTATCTTTTCAAATAATACTGCACCATGAGCTTCCACTCTACTGAATAGAACAAGAGTGTTACCTTTCAGGTCTAATGCAAGTTTAGATATAAAATTATTTCTTTGATCATGACCAATCAGATATTGAATCTCATCTTCAAAGACTTCAAACTTTTGTGGTGGATGCTTGAGAAGCAGACAAGTGATATCAAGTTTAGAAAGAAAACCTTTTTCTTGGAGTTCCTTTGTTCTGACAATCTTATATGAAGGTCCAAATAATCCTTCCAGAACCCACTTATGAGTCTGTGTACCATCAAGTGTGCCAGTAAAACCAATCCTATGTTTTGCGGTATGTAACTTAGTCATAATCTGTATCAATGATTTTGACTTAAATAGATGAGCCTCATCACCAATCACAACATCAAATCTTTCAAACCAACTTCTTTCAAGTTTATAGATAGACTGCCATGTTGTGATGACTACACTTTTATTAGTGTCCTTCTCCCTACCAGAATAGATTTTGTGACAATATGAATCTGTATCCCAACCGTAATCCCCAAAGTCCTTATACATCTGTTCTACAAGAGATGTCGTGGGAACGACTAAAAGAATATTTTTGCCTGTATCCACATGATATCGCGAGAGGGCGTAAATCATCAGACTTTTTCCTGACCCAGTGGGCGATATCAGCAGCCTTCTATTATGCCTTAGAGCATCGTATACTCCCTCAATTTGATATTCTCTAGGTTCATGTACAGATATTGAGCGAATATAATCTTTAACTCCTTCCTTTGAAATCATTTCATTGACTTCAAAAGGTTGTCCAAAAAACTTATTATCTTCAAACTTATAAGTGTATCCGTAGTTCTTACAGAAGGATACAATCTTATCTAACAGACCAACATAGATCTGCTTGGACCGCATATCGTATAGGTGAATCTCTCCGTTCCAATTCCTACCACGATACTGCGGCATAAATTTTGCATTAGGAACCTCAAACTTAAAGTGGTCTCTAAGTTCGTATTCAATATGAGGTTCAGTATTAATCTTTAAAAATACTTCGTTGGATTTTGATATAACAAGATTTGCACTAGTGTCAATCACATAGATCCATTCATCTACAGATATTTATTACATGTCGTGAAACTTATAATCAAGTATACATTTATATAGCTCACTCTTCAAATGATATAGATGCTCTTGTTCATATGGATGCCTGGATGGATGTCCTTCCCATGTTTCAATTCTTCTACATACGCAATGATATAAAAGATGAACATCTTCTATATTAAAATCTAAAACAAAAGGAAGTTCTTCGTCCATTAGCCTAATCCTGCATTGAAACGCATAAATTCAATAGCATTTTTAATCTGGTATGTTCGATTTGTAATCTGTTTCAGAATACTTTCAATATAGACCAGCATTGTATCATAATAATCAATCTTTAACGAAACTCCTGAGAGTTTATCATCTGCATCCAAATACTTTTGCATAGTTTCCTTATCCCTGATTTTTTTAGGAAAAGGTTTTTCGATGTAGACATCTGGGTCTGCTTTCCCACTAAAATATTCGTATCTTTCGTGCCTAATATTTTTTCTCTGTTGCTCTGCTTTCTTTCTCATTAGAAAGATTGTGTTATACAATTCAAAGTACTTCGCATGGAGTGATGGAATATTTGTTGACTCGGTATGTAGATTGTCCATATCAATCTTAGAGTCTTGTTCCCACATTCCTTGAAGTGTATCAAGATCAATCATAAAGGAGTTCCATCCAATGCAGTTATTTCATAATAAGTATACTTGAAAGAAACCTCTGCTGTAAAGTATTCGATATCAGTATCAGTAGCATCGAAACTTAAAGTGGTCAAGGAATATGGAAAAAGTCCTTGAAACTTAATCAAAAAGTTTGAAACTAAACTGCTATTTAAAATAGACATAGTTCCATCAGAAAAAATATTCTCAAGTTTTCTGGTCCTCAGATCCATTCCCCTGTTTCCAGTTTTTTGAAGATCATAAATCTGGTCAAGACTTTCTGGATATCCTAAACCTCTCATCCAGTTTTGAATTTCCATATAGTTTTTTAAGTCTTCATCGACCAAAAATCTAACGGACAAATCTCCAAACACCAACTTATCTCCTGGACGATCAATGTCCTTAAGGTATGTTGGTTGAACCGCAATACCAAGATCCAGTGATGGTATATTTGCCTGGTTGCAGAAAAAAGAAACTCCTGGAGCCTTCTCCAATATAAATTTAAAACCAGTAGGAGTTAAAAAATTCCTATTTTCAATTGGGTTGAAGTCCGCCTTTGTTTTTTTAAATATTTAGATAAAAAAAGAGGGGT